CCCTTTCCCCCCAGTTCCTTTCCCCCGGGACCCCAAACATGGGATTTCCTTTTGTAAAAAGGTTAAAACTTTCTCCTTTTCTCTCAATACAACTAATAATTGGGGACTCATTAGGTCCGTCTCGGTATTCGAACGGTTTTCCAACCTGAAACGAATAATATCTGGAATCTCCTTCTAAAATAGTTATGCATTCTAAATTTGCATCTATCAATCCGATTATTCTATTCATTTTTCTACCTCACTTAAATCCATAGCCAACCAGCCCTTCATTAATAATTTTCAATGCATCTTCCGGGCTCCGTGCAATCCCGTGAATCGTGTGTTGTTTCATCAAAAAATTGTGAAATCTAATCTGATCAGCCCGCGGTCGTCCGGTTTCGTTTTTACATTCAATGAAGAATATCGAACCATCCGAATGTCGGAACCCAAATAAATCTGGGAATCCTTGGGGCAGTCCAGTATCGAACCACCGACCGTTATTCATCTCAACTTTACCGACGTTTGCGCGAAAAATCGTACATCCGGCTGCTGACACGGCCACCCGAATTTGATTCTGAATTTCTTGTTCTCGCATGTAGTCGCTACACTTCCAATCTACTGATACGCTGTACCCCTTGCTACCATTGACTTTGTTCAAGGTGTAGCATCGTAGCTAGTAATTTTTAACTTTCTCAACCTCACACTCACCGTATCCCCTAATCCCTATACCCTATATAAAATAATATATATATATATAATATAAGAAGGAGTAACTACATGTTACTGTATACGTTGGGCCCCAAGGGTTTAGCCGTAGTCAGTAAAGTGACTACACCTGAACTACACGTACTACACTCTTGTGTACCCGCGGCGTGGGACCCCGTTAACTCGGTGTTGTGCCGGTTTCCAACCTTTGTGATTGTCCATCACGTACTTGATTTTCTTCGCCAACTTCCGATTCTTCGTAATGTCGGCCCCATCCATCTTAAACGCGATGTCTTTACTCATTACAAAGTCGTCTTTAATCGTCGCCAATGCCTCTTCGATAGCGTCCTCTTCGGCGTCGATGTACATAAATTGCTCGCGGTTATCCGCCATCATCTGCTCCTGCTCCTGTGTTAACCCAAACCGGAAACCGTCACGATAATAGCTGGCGAACTCACCCCACAATTGATCAATCGTTTTTTGTGGTAACTCATTGATTGGTGATTTTTTCTGTAACATCGAATTGACCATCACTGGCATAAAGCGCCGTTCACCGGTTTTATCCTTCAGATAAGTCACTTCATTGGTCGTTCGGGCCATGACGAAGTTTTTGTATCGCCGGACGGTATAGCGCCCGTATGCTGGCCGGTATTCAACAATTTCAGCTGAGATAAACTTTTTCAAGATTTCAAAGCTACTATGACTAGTCGCGGTCATTTCATCGTCGTTCACGATCCAAGCCCGCATCATATTGCCATAGTTGTCTTTGTTTTCAAAGTCAGTGAATTGGTCGGTATACCATCCATTTGACATACGCTTAAGCAAGGTGGTCTTACCAGTTCCTTGACCACCCACTAAATCCAAAACAAAATCAAATTTAGTTTCTGGCTTGAATACTTTGGCTACTGCGCCGACAAAGAATAGCTTGGTCTGTAATGTTGTCACTGGTGATTTTTCAACGCCGAGATAGACCGGCAAGAAGTCAGCCACCCTAGTAACGCCGTCCCATTTTTTGTAACATTCGTTCAGATAATTAATAACTGGATTGAATACGTTACGTCGTGACACTTCGGTAACTGCCGCATCAATTAACTTTGGCGTAAACATGACTTTATACTTACGTTCGATGTACCGTTGTACTGCTGGTGTGAACTCATCTTGCAGTGGTCCATGTTCTAACATTAATTCGGCTGAATCTTCCATGAACTCCGTCTCATAACTAAATTCGTTATAAGCAAACTTACCTTTAAGCAGTGGATCGTGCTCTAATATCAGACAAACATTTTCAAGTGAATTTGCTTTAATACCGCCCTTAGCCGTTTCCATAAAATTAATTCGATTTTTAAGCGGTACAACTTTCTGCTGTTCCTCTAACTTGCGGAGCTTGTCCGCTTCTTCCTCTGCGCTCACTGGTTAGCCTCCCTTCGTCTAATTTCTTTCTTAATCATCGACTCAATCGTTGTCTTGGCTTCTCGCTGAGTCAGTGAATCGTCCGTGTTTGCATTTGCCAGTAAGCCTAGCTGGATAACTGCTCGCGGATCAACACCCCGGAATAACAATCCGCCGGCAAAACTCGCCAATGCATTATTACGGCCACCGGTGGCACCCAGTCCGTTGACGATAGTTTCAAATAGTGTGGCTGTCCCTGACTTTTGCCTGTAATCAATTTTTAAATCCGTCGTCGCGTCGACCGGGTCATCAGGGTTAGCATTGATTGCTTGGACCAGCTCGCGTGGAGCCGTCACGATTGGATTGTGATTCTCCCACTGATACAGCTTGCCGTTTCGTTCCGATGGCGCCACCATGACGTAATTATTGACGTGGGCTTTAATATCGACTCCCGGCAACCAGCCAATACGCTGTTGAATCGTGCAATCATCTCGTTTTAAATAGAATAGTTGTCGGCCGCCGCCCGCTGTCTTCTGCGATAACGTTTCACGGAAATACTCTGGGTGCTCATAGTCTTTGAACGATTGAAAACCATCCGCACCATTAGAGTGTTCGTCAATATCAACTACAAAAAAATTAGTTGTCCGTAGTGCTAATTGTGCGTACGGGTGTGATCGCCAATAGCTTTGAATCTGATCAATGGTCAAGGCGGGCTGGTCAGCGAACTTAATCATCGGTTTCTTGCCAATCATTGGCAGGACGCTGAACCCCGCTTTGGCGTATCTAACTGCATAATTAACTAAATTACGCATGACCGGCCTCCTTCTGTAAATTAACGGGCATCACACCCGAACAATGGTTTACTGGCACTGCAGTATTTATTTAGAACGGTGCTTCATCTGTTGGTTCTGCTGGTGCGTCTGCGTCAGTTGGTAGTGGTGCTTGTGGTGCTTCCGCGTCTGTTGGCATTGGCGCACCACCTAAGTCGCCAGGTAAGTCTGCATCTGTGATGTCTGCAGTTTCAGGCTGTTCAGTTGCATCTAAGTCATATTCAACGTAGGGGTTGTCGGGATCCTTCTTGTTTGGACGATGTTTAACGTGTAAAATCACCGACTTGCCCTTTTCTGGTGCCAACACATTAGCCAGCATTTCGTGTGTGTCAGTTTCATTCTCACTGGCAAAGTATTCTGGCTTCATCTCAACGCCTAACAGTGAACCTAACTTGATAACGAACTTAATACTCCGGCTAAGAATGAAATCTGGAATCGCCTTACCAGCTTTGCTCTTAGTGGCAAAACTAATGCGATCGTACTCTTTTTCACCAGCGTGGTCGCCATCAAGAACCGTGAACACGATCTGTAAGCAATCCCAACCTGAATCGAATGATCGATGTTCAATGCTTTCCACAGCCGTTAAGTAATCACCATCTGGTAATCCTGTGCTTCCACTGTTCACTGAATCATTCTTTGGATCAAAGTTATCTAAAGTGTTTGCTGCAATATCTAATAAACTCATTTTTATTTACCTACTTTCGTTGTTTGTGCTTCCGGTGCTAATGCATTCGGAATAGCTTTTAAAATGCTTAGAATCTTTGAATCATTAATTTCATCGGCTTTATACCGGCGGCGAATCTCTGTCACGTTTCGTAGATAGTTCTTGCCAACGTGTTGAGTATGGATGACTAAATCACAATTTCCATTAACCACGTTGTAATACTTAGTCTTGAGTGACGGAACAGTCTTCGTATTACCATCATCGTCAGTAAAGTCATTCTCACGACTAATGTAAACGACGTTGATTGGTAATGCCTTGAGATCCATTACCAGACTTTGAAGCACAGTATTGAACAATGCATATCCTCGGCCATACCCCATGTCTGCTAACGATTCGACCCCCGCTTTTAGGCAAATTGCCTGTTCAATCAGCTGGCAAACATCATCGATAACATCTAGCGTCACCGTCTCGTACGTGTTTTGGGTAGTTCCTAACTCCAAAATTACTTCTTGAAGCTGGTCAATGACACTACTCTTTAAACTGCCATCAGGGTTGCGCACGTTTCGTAATTGAATGCTTGGACGTGTTCCCATGGCGCTATTTCCATAAGAATTCAAGACTAATACATTTGGGAAATGTTCGGCAGGGTAACTCTTACGGCCCATGGTTGGGCCCAAAAAAAAAAAGCGGTCCTTTTACACAATCCCGGCCCCCGGGGGCA